ACAAGATTAAGAAAGATTGCAAAGCCGCAAAACAATTGGACACCTCTTTGGATCACAATTGGCTTTGTTGCCGGAGCAGGAACAACAATTTTAATTCTTTATGGGATAAATCAGGTGAATAAATGAAAGACCAAAATTACGTTGTGAAAATGGAGAAAGCAATCTCCGAAAAATGGGGTGCAGAGGCAGTTCAAAACCCAAAAGCAGGCTGGGATCAAGAAAAAGAAAAAGAATATCTTGAACAATTGAAAGAAAAGGAAAAAAGAAAGAGAGATTTAGAGAAGAAAGCGAAACAAAACCTCTCAAAAGTAGCAAGAGTTTGTTCAACTTGTGAACAAACAAAGATTGGCTCAAGACACGATGTTTATTTCACAAAGTTTTCCTGCTGTTTTGATTGTTATGTACAGTGGATTGAAGGCAGAGAACAAAGATGGAAGGAAGGTTGGAGACCAGACAAAAAATAGTCTTTTAACCTTCTAATTACTATTTATTACAAACAAATTGTTTTATTGGAGATTTAAATATGTCAGAAATGTTAGCAGTAGTTAGAGGAATTTCCCAAGTATTGGCAAATACCTATCACGGCGCTTACGATCCTAGAACTGGTGAGAAAATTAAAGTGGGCTTGAAACGAGATCAAGAAGTTCCCCATACAGAGCATCAACTTTTGGACGGCTTTAAAGTTCGTTTTCACGGAAATAAAATGGTCATCACTTATCAAGCTGATGTCGATCTGAAGCATATTCATAGTTGTGACTACGAACAAGAAGTAGAAGAGATTTATGCTAATATTGTCAAATATCTTCAAACAGAATATAAAAAACACACTGGTCGTTCCCTTCGTTTGACCGAAGAAGGTGAGTGTGACATTCTTATGCAGTCGGTCTCTAGAAAAAGAAACTTTGTTCAATGTGTCAAGCATTACAAGATTAACAATATCAAGGGAGAGCCTAACCCCTACGATGCTGGTGAAGACCTCGTAAGAGATGCAACCAAAAGATTTATCGCCTTGGGTAAAAACAACACTCCATTTTAAGGATTGAAATGTCTAAAAATGCTGCAAGAATCTCAAAGAAACAAATTAAAGCGGAAATTCTCAAATCAGGCAGAGATCCGGTTTATTTTATCAACAATTACGTAAAAACTGTCCACCCAGTTCGTGGCGCAGTCCCTTTCAAAACTTACCCTTTTCAAACAGAGCTTTTAAAAGAATTTCAAAACAATCGCTACAACATTATCCTTAAAGCAAGACAGTTGGGCATCTCTACTTTGAGTGCATCCTATATTCTTTGGATGATGTTGTTTTCTCAAAACAAAAACATTCTTGTTATTGCAACAAAACTTCAAACAGCAGGGAACTTGGTTAGAAAAGTCAAGCAAATGATGAATTCTCTTCCTAGTTGGATGAGGATTGCATCGATCAAGATTGATAACCGAACTTCTTTTGAACTTTCAAACGGCTCACAAATCAAAGCATCTGCGACTTCTGCTGATGCAGGTCGTTCAGAGGCTCTTTCTCTTTTGGTTATTGATGAGGCCGCTCACATTGAGAACATGGACGAGCTTTGGGCTGGTCTTTATCCTACAATTTCAACCGGTGGTCGCGTTATTGCACTTTCTTCTCCAATGGGTGTTGGGAACTGGTTCCATAAAATGTGCGTTGGAGCAGAAAATAGTGAAAACGACTTCTTTTTGACCACTTTGCCTTGGGATGTTCACCCCGAAAGGGATGATAACTGGTTCAAAAAGGAAACAAACAACCTCCCTCAAAGGAAAATTGCACAAGAATACCTTTGTTCTTTCAACGCTTCCGGTGAAACCGTTGTTCACGCCGACGATCTTACTTATTATGAGAAGAAAGTGGCAGTTCCAAAGTACAAGTCCGGATTTGATCGGAACTATTGGATCTGGAAAGAAGCAGAAAAAGGTAAAAACTACCTCATTTCAGCAGATGTTGCAAGGGGTGACGGAAGAGATCACTCTGCTTTCCATGTTATTGACGTTGAAGAGATGGATATCGTAGCAGAATACTGCGGGAAGCCTTCAATCGACCTTTTTGCCACTTTTTTACAAGATGTCGCAAGAGAATATGGAAATCCTCTTATGGTTGTCGAAAATAACAACATTGGATACGCAGTTTTAGAGAAATTAATCGAAGCGGGGTATCCAAATCTCTACTTTTCGATCAAAGGGACAGGAGAGTATATTGATTCTTTCACTGCCGAGACAAGAACCGGCTCTGTACCCGGTTTTTCAACTTCTCACAAGACCAGACCTCTGATTATTGCAAAGTTGGAAGAATTCATCAGAAATAAACTACTTAATATCAAGTCAAATCGCCTTGTGCAAGAGTTGAGAACGTTTGTTTGGAACAATGGTCGACCAGAGGCAATGAAAGGTTACAACGATGACCTTACAATGTCTTTGGCGATTGCCTGCTGGGTTAGAGACACTGCCATTGTGCAAGGAAGAAGAAATGATGACTTTAAAAGAGCCTTGATTGGTGGAATTATGTCAACAAGATCCGGATTAGATGTTAGAGTTCCGGGCCAAAAAGACTATAATAGAAGTGCAGATCTGCAAAGAAAAGCAAGACAAGCTGCGAAACAACAAGAACAATTTAGCTGGGTATACAAAGGATAAAAAATGGCTGCTCCGAAAAATGATAAAGGCAACAGAAACCCTAATTCTAATCTTTTCCAAAGATTGACTAGGCTTTTCTCTGGTCCGATTGTTAATTATCGCTCTCAAACCTATCGAAAAGAGCGAAGAAGGCAGATGGATAAGTACAACTTTACGTCTGCTTCTGGTAAACAATTCAAAAAATCTATTCACGATCCATTCGCCAATACAACCTACAATTATGTTGCATCCCAAGGGCGAGCAGAAAGATACGCAGACTTCGAGCAAATGGAGTATATGCCAGAGATCGCGTCAGCCATTGATATTTACGCAGATGAAATGACAACTTCTACCTTCATCAACAATCTTTTAACAATTGACACTAGGAATCAAGAGATTAAACATATTCTAGAAGAACTTTATATGGACATTTTGAATGTTGAGTTTAATCTTTTTGGATGGTGTCGTTCGATGTGCAAGTTTGGAGACTTCTTTCTTTATTTAGACATCGAAGAAGGAAAAGGTATCACAAATGCCATTGGACTTCCAACGCACGAGCTTGAAAGGTTGGAAGGTTTGGATAAAACAAATCCAAACTATATTCAATACCAGTGGAACTCGGGTGGTTTAACTTTTGAAAACTGGCAAGTTGCTCATTTCCGAATCTTAGGAAATGATAAATATTCTCCCTATGGAACTTCTGTTTTGGAACCAGCGAGAAGGATTTGGCGACAATTAACCCTGATCGAAGACGCAATGATGGCTTATCGCATTGTTCGCTCTCCGGAAAGAAGGATCTTCAAGATTGAAGTTGGTAACATTCCTCCACAGGAAGTGGAACAGTATGTCCAAAGGGTTATGACTCAAATGAAGAGGAATCAAGTCATTGATCCTGATACTGGCCGTGTTGACCTTCGCTATAACCCTCTTTCTGTTGAAGAAGATTACTTCCTTCCCGTGCGAAACGGAGTAGGCTCTGACATTTCTTCTCTGGCCGGTGGGCAGTTTACCGGTGATATTGACGACGTAAAATATCTTCGTGCTAAGTTGTTTGCTGCTTTGAAAGTTCCAGAGTCTTACCTTGCCGGCGGAGAGGCTGGTGGTGAAGTCGAAAAAGGGGCTCTAGCGCAAAAAGACGTTCGCTTTGCAAGAACAATTCAAAGGCTGCAAAGATCGGTGATCTCTGAATTGGAAAAGATCGGGATCATTCATCTTCACACTTTGGGTTATAAAAATAAAGATCTTGTTTCTTTTAAGCTGCGTTTGAGCAACCCATCTAGAATTGCAGAGCTTCAGGAATTGGAATACTGGAGAACCAAGTTTGATATTGCTGCATCTGCAACTGAAACTTACTTCTCTCGTCGTTGGATTGGTGAGAATATCTTCAACCTTTCTGAGGCAGACCAGTTGAGAAACGAAAGAGAGCAGTTCTATGACCGTGTGTTTATTTCAGAGTTGGAAAAAGTCGCAGAAGTGGCAGAAAATGAAAGAGGTGGAATTGGTCCCGCCGGCGGAGATGACCTAGTCGGAGATGCTGCCGGGACAGATGCTGGAGAATTAGACACTGGTCTAGACTTGGATCTGGGCGGGGAAGCAGAAACCCCGGCTCCCGAGACCGGCGGTGATACCGGCGGAGGAGGCGGAGAAGAGCCTATGCTGCTAGCCACTCCGGGCAAGAGAGATGACGAAGAATATAAATACGAAAAAGATGGAATGACAACAACTTCCAAATCAAAAGGAAAGTGGTATAAACCAGTCACTAGTGATAAAAGGACATCACTGGCTCCAAAAAAGAAAAACTACAAAGCAAAGTATTCAGATCGTTCCGCTAGTAGATCTAAAGAGAATATCTTTCCGGATTTTAATTCATTTGTAAGATCGAGCAGAGGGATGTATGAGGGAAAAGGATCTAATTATTCAGATGTTATAAACAACACAAGAGAAGTGGATAAGCTCTTGAAAGAATTGGAGAATAAAGATGAAAACTAAAAAGCTCAAGCATAATAAGAAAAGAAACACTGCTTTTCTTTATGAGTGTTTAGTCAGGGAAATGACAATCTCAGTATTAAACAAAGATAAAGAGAAGGCCGCAAAGATTAAAGATTGTCTTAAAGAGTTTTTCAAAAAAGGTACAAATCTGAATAGGCAATTGGATACCTATAAGACTCTTTACAATACTACCAACTGCTCTTTGAATAATGCTCATCGCCTTCTTCACGAAGCGAAAGATAAAAATTACAAGATTGATGAAAAAGAGCTTTTCAACGAGCAAACAAGATTGATCAATTTCATGAACAAAGAGTTGGGTTCTGGTATTTTCAATTACTTTCTTCCCAATTATAAAACAATCGCTTCTATTTCACAGATCTTCAATAGGGATACGAGTGTTAAAAACCGCGTTCTGTTGGAGAATGAAGTTGTTAAAGGAATGTTGAAACCAATCCAAGAAAAGAAAGAAGTTGTTACAGACAATCTTGTTTTTGATGTTTTTATGAAAAAGTTCAACGAGAAATACGGAGAAGATCTCTTCGAAGAACAAAAAGATCTGATCAAAAGATATCTTTTCTCCCTAGATGGCTCCAATTCTGAGGTTGTTCTCTTCTTGGAGCAGGAAATGGAAAAAATTGAAGCTGATCTTCGTTTGATCGAAACAAAAGAGATCAACCCACAAGTTAAAGATAAGATTTCCAAAGTAAAACAGACCCTCAAAGAGGCGGAGCAGATTGACGACAAAATGGTCCTTAAAATTCTTAAAATCCAGCAGCTTATAAGAGAGTTCAAGAATGTTTAAGATTAAAATTCAACCTCCGGGCTATCATAAAGAGATTGAAATTGAATGCATCAAGACCTTGAATGGCGATCTAATGTTTAATAGTCATCCTGAATTCGATATACATTTGGATGTGAAAAACAAAAAGGTTATCACCGTTGCAAAGCAGGAGCACGGTGCAGACGCTTATCCGATTCAAGATGAGTTTTTAAATTATCTATGTCAAAAAGGTGCAATAGATTACACGTCCATTAAAGCCGGCTATGTTCCAAACTCTTTGGGTGCGAAACTGTTAGAGCCAAAAGATGATGACTTAAATTCTTTCGATGTTGTTATTTTTCTAATCCACAAGTATCTAAAAGAAAACGAAAAGTATATTAATTTTATTGAAACTTTTGAAGATCAATATGAAGAAGATCTGACCAATCCAACACCGGAAGAGTCCACGGAGCTTGGCGAAGTTCCACACAAAGAAAGACAAGGATCAGTTCCTCCTAATAAATATTATGGATATGGTTATGGATACAGGCCCTATGTCTATGAGGGCATTGAGAAGGATAATTGATGGATTTATTTTATTTTTTGCTAGTTGGTTTTGGAATGACACAGATTTTGGTTTATGGTTTTATTTTTGATAACATTCGTCCAAAGCATCATTTTTTTCATTGTCCGATGTGCGTCGGTTTTTGGGTTGGGGTTTTTTTGTGTACAATAAATCCCTTTGTATCACTATTTAATTTTGATGTCACAATAGCAAATTGCTTTTGTTTGGGTTGTTTAAATTCAGGCACAGCATATGTTTTGTGTAATCTTTTTGGAGACTCTGGAATAAGAGTGGAAAGGAGCTAACTATGTGGAACGAAAAATGGAAATTGCAACCAGTTCGACGCTGTTGTAAAGGTAAGTAGCTCGTGCCGCTAGCGGCGGCGTTCAAAAAGTAAAAGGGACTTGTATAATGTCAAAGAAGTTATAAACAGAGTTTTATAAATTATGCCCCAATGGGGTTTGCGAAGATATATTAACTGAGTCGGAAAAAAGAATGGTTAGGGAAAACGGTGCTCTTTTTCTTTCTGGTGTGATCCAAAGAGCAGAGCATTTGAATGGTAATGGCAGAGTTTATCCCCGACCTATCCTGCAAAGAGAAATGGACACTTATCGCAGACTGATCGAAGAAGGAAGAGCAGTTGGTGAATTAGATCACCCAGACTCTTCTGTTGTTAACCTTCGTAATGTTTCCCACAAAGTTACTGATTGTTGGTGGGATGGTAATAATGTTTATGGAAAATTGCAAGTGCTGAATACACCTTCTGGCCAAACTCTTCGCGCTTTGGTTGAAGGTGGAGTTAAGATTGGGATTTCATCGCGTGGATTGGGCTCTGTTGTTGAGTCTGCCGGCAGAACATTGGTAGAAGATGATTTCCAACTTATCTGCTTTGACATTGTACAAGAACCTTCTACTTCTGGTGCTTTTCTTTTCCAAGAAGAAAAACAAAGGCTTCACGAAAACAAAAATGTAAAAATCAATTCACTTTTAGACGATATTTTAAAGGGATAATATGAAGATCAATCTCGAAAAGCTAAAAAACATTATCAGACCCATTGTTAAAGAAGTTATTGAAGAATCTTTGACAAAAGACGGCCTTTTAGCTTCTATTATTCAAGAGACAGCAATTGGCTTGGCTAAGGCACAAGTTATTGTCGAAGAAAAGAAAACCAATCAATCTCAAAAGATTAGAGTGGAAGAACAAAATAGAAAAAATCAAGAAGCAAGAAAAAAGCTTTTGGATTCGATTGGGAGCCAAAGGTTCAATGGTGTGAATGTTTTTGAAAACACAAAGCCAATGACTGCTCAGGAAAGCAGCCGCTCCCCTTTGGCAAATCAAGATCCAAATGATGCTGGTATTGATATTACAGCACTCCCGGGAATGGGAAACTGGTCTAAACTAATTTAAGGGAATAAAATGGCTACAAATGTAAAAATCTTTAAAAGAAAAAATGAAACAGAAGAAAACCTTGTTAGGCGATTCATCAAAAAGTGCAAAAAAGAAAGGATCGTTGAAGAAGCAAGGGAAAGAAAAGAATATCTTAAACCTTCTGTAAGAAAGAGAAGAAAGCGCGAAAGAGCGCAAAGACAAAGAGAAAGAGATGCTCGAAAGGCTGCAAAGCAGTTTGAAAAGTTCAAGGCAAGAAAAAGGAATAAATCAAAATGACTTGGAAATATTACGATGCTGGAATTGGAAACACCGCGTCTTATCAAGTGAGTGGACACCCGTGGGTTACTGGCTCTGCATTAACTCAAAATACAACTGTTGAGATTTCTTTTCCCTTTGTCACAAAGGCATTTACTGTGATTAACAAAGGTGCTAATGATCTTCGTGTTCATTTTTTAAACAACACTAACGCAAAAGCAGATCATTATGTCACGGTCAAGAACACTGGTTCTTTGCCGCAAGGATATCGCTTCGAAGTTAAATGTGACAAAATGTACATTACAGAGCCAAACTTGGCTGCTGGTTCCTACGAAGTTTTTGCAGAATTGACAAGGATTGATGACGCTAGAATGTTTGCCCTAACAGGCTCAGGAATTGACGAGTAATGGCTAGAAGGTATACTGATTCTTCTTTTGTTATTCAAACTTTGGCAGAGCTTTCTAGTCAAAGAGATAAGACGATTGATCAGGTTCCTTTTTCAATTGGGCCGCTAACAGCAGCAGGGTTGCATCAAAGAAACAATGCTTATATTGTTTCAGAGAGAGAAAGCCCAAAAGATTTTTTATTTGAGGTTGAAAATATGAATTTTAATTTTAGAGAAATTACAGAAAGTACAACGGTCACTGCAAATGACCGTGTGATTGGTGTTAAAACAACCACTGCTGAGGCTTCTGTTACAATCAATCTTCCCGCTGCTGCGACTGTTAGGAACGGATTTGCGCTTATTGTTAAAGACACCGAAGGAAGTGCAGCAGATTATAACATTGTTGTAGATGCATATGGCTCTGAAACAATTGATGGCGGAGCAACCTTCACGATTACTAAAAACTATGCTGCTATCAACTTTGTTACAAACGGCTCCAACTGGTTTGTTTATTAATAAAAGGATATAGAAAATGGCTTATAAACAGGGTGCAGAGGTAGATGGTGTTGGTGGCGCAGGAGCGGTGCAACATGTTTCAACCGGCACCACCTTATCAGGAAGTCAAAATTTTAAAGTATCAGAATCTTCTGTTGCTGTGGAAAACAAACACCTTTCTTTGACTGGTGCTGTTGGGGAATTTGAAACTCCGGCAACTCTTTATCTTTATTCCGGCGTTGAAGGTGGAAACAACATCCAAGCAGATGCCAACCAGCTTCAGATCAACGCCGCCGCCGCAGCCTATCTTAACGGATCTACGATTGCTGAATTGGCAGCAGAGTCTGTCGGACTTTCAGGCTCCGCGTCTATCGCTCTACATTCAGAGTTAGGCTCGGTTCAGCTAAGTGCGTCCTCTGGGACTCAAATCACTGGATCTTTGGGTGTCGATGGCGCTACCACTTTAGGTGCAACAAACTTGGGAACAACTTCCGTGCAGGGCAATCTTTCTGTCGAGTCAGGTCAGGCATATGCAGTGATGTATGGAACAACAATTGAAAACTCCGGCTCAGTTTCTGTTAACTTAAACAACGGAACAAGTCAAATTTTCTTTGTTAATGCCACTAATGTAACAATGTCAAACCCAACCAACGGCCAAGACGGTGGAGTATACAACTTTATTTTCAAACAAGACGAAACAGGCTCTAGGGCGTTAACATTTGGTTCAAAGTATTTGTTTCCGGGAGGTACGCTCCCTACCTTGACAGAAGCCGCAAATGCTGTTGACGTTGTTTCTTGCATTTATACAGGAGATGTTGATGGCGGCTCACTTCTTTGCTCCGCTGTTAACAACTTCTCTTCAAGCGCATAAGGTAAGATATCATGTTTACTATGCCAATGGGAATATATGGTAGAGCTAGTGGTGGCGGAGCAAGTTATATTCTCCCAGTTGTTTACTATAAGTTTGAAAGTCAGGACGGCTCAGATACTTCTGATGCTGGTAATTCTTTTGACTTTACTCTAAACGGCTCCCCGGCCTTTACCGGTTCTGTCCCCACAGGTGGCGGCTCCTACTCTCTTGTTATCGACGGCGTTAATGATTACGGCTCTACCTCTGACAATGCTACAATTGGCTCTGCTATAGATGGGGGATACTCGGTCTCAGCTTGGATCAACCTTTCTCCAACTCAGTTTGGCAATACGAGTGTGCCATTTTGGAATATATACGACAGTGGCAACGGAAATGCTAACTACAGAAACGTTGCAGATGGTAGTTTATACGGTCACAGCAGCCCAACGTATGGCTGGGGTGTGTCCGGTATGCACAGGGGTACCGCTGGGTTTAGTGGTGTTAGTGTTGGTTTTGGTGGTATTGATTTTTCATACGGCGCTGGATGGAGCGCTGCAACATCTTGGTTTCACGTTGTTTGGACTTATGATCCAACAACAGACACACATAAGCAATATGGAAATGGCACCCTACTTCGTTCCGGAAACCCTGCATCTGGCGATCCTTTGATACCAACTAGTGCTAAGTTCGAAATAGCCAGAAATAACACTTCAACAGCAAACCAAGATTTCTTTGTTGATGAGCTTGCACTTTGGGGTCAAGTTTTAACAGCAGATCAGGTAACAACTCTCTATAACTCAGGTGAAGTTATTGATAACAACACCGCGTTAGAGGAATAAAAATGTCAAAGTATGCAATTATTTCATCTTCAGACCTATCATCTTATGACTTCTCTTATTTGGGCAGTGTAAGAAAGTCTTTGGATGAAACATTAGCTGTTGTAGAGTGGGAAGGCTTAGACCCTCAGTGGGTTGTAAACCTTTCAGCATCAGTTTTAACACAAGAAGAAGCACAAACAATAATGTCAACGGCAGCATGGACTGCCCCGACAGGCTCTTCTTGATCAAAATAAAGTGTTTATTAGAAATAACAACTATTTATTTATAAAATTTAAGTTTACTAGGAGTATAAAACATGTCTTCTTTGTTAGAGCAAGCAATCGTAGATGCAAA